ATCAAGGACAAGGTTAGCGGCGGTATCTTCTGTTTCGACATTACGTAGAATCTCCAGTGCTGTAAGCTCACCGCAGAGCTTACCGTTGTACTTCAAGATACCCTTGACGTTATCAGCGGTATCTCCCATGAGCATCTGCAACCAGAAGAACTTAGTGCCGTGCCCGTCTGCTTTCTCTTTAAGAGATTCAGTGAAGCGCGAACCAATCCAACCAAAGCGATTGGTTATGGTAAGCTCCTTACCTGTCTCGATGTGGTAGCGCGTGCATGGTGCTAGGTTCAAGTCCTTATCCTTAGACCACATGATACAATTCTGTACTGTGTACGCATCCATTACGCAGGCATCATCTGCCTCATAATACATCTGAGGAAACACATCTACATCAGTATCGTCTTTGAATACATCGACAGCGGTATCCCGGAGCATTTCCAGTAGTGCTGGTTTAGGCTTTCCTTTCCGATTCCCTTGATAGGGCTTGGCACCTAGCAGCAGATGCCGTCCGTTCTTGTAACAACCCTTTGGTGTAAGATGTACCCTAGCGAACTGCGCCTTAGTAAGGAACATGATTTCATAGACAGCAGTCTTGAATCGCTTCTGTGCAGTACTGAGCTTTGCAGCACCAGCACTACAGCTATAACAAGCATCATCACCATCTATAATAACAGTCCTACCTAAGATGAAGTTCTTGAATGTATCAGGTACATCTTGCACACCGAACTTATCTAGTACTGACAAGCTATCTCCTTATAAGAGCATAAGTGCTCTAAATAGAAGACTCCGCAGAGCCTTCGATTAAAGTACTTCTAGTTACTGTTATACCTTCGGCGGAGTAGGTACTGCCGGGATGTTCGGTACTACCGGCGCTGTAGGTACAGCGGGTGCAGCAGGAACTACAGGGGCTGCTGGTACGGTAGGCGCAACCGGAGCAGCCGGGGTGGCGGGCACCACAGGGGTCACAGGAGCGTCTGGGGTGAACGGAGGCACATCGTCAGCCGGGGCTGTAGGTACGGCAGGGGTAGCTGCCGGAATCGCTGGTACAGCCGCTGAGGTGGCTTCCTGAGCGGATTCCTCGTGGGAATCAGCATCCGGGTTGTCACAGTCCGCAGCCAGAGTAGGCATACCCAGACCCATGAGCATAGCTTCCAGAGGGGAGCCGGGGAAGTTCTTAGCACTGAGACACTTGTTCTGAATGAAGTTCTTACTCTTACCAGTGGTCTCGTTAGTACCGTCGATGTACAGACTATCCCAGCACTCTTTGGTGGGACGCTCCCACAGGAAGAGCTTGAACAGCTCATCGGAGGCAGCAGGGATTGCATACGGCTGCTTGGTCACAGGGTCGAACGGAGGCAGGAAGCCTTCGAGGTCAATAACACTCCGAGGTGCATCCCCAGCCTTCTTGGGCTTAGTGTGCATAATCTTGATGAGGAAAGCCTCGTTCAGGAGTTGAGCAAAGGACTTAGCAGTGCCCTTGTAGTTCAGCTTCTTAAAGAGCTTAAACGCCTTGGACTTCTCGTTAGTACCAAGAGCCATATCCCACATACGCAGGACATACGGGGAGCCATCTTCCTCTTGATAACCCTCACCCCACAGAGCGAATGCGAGGCGGGCTTCAGGTGCAGGTGCCTTAGCTACACCGTTGAACTCTTGCGGTTGAGCACCAAGCTCGATGTACTCTACCAAACGACCGAAGGCATAGCCCTCAGGCAGTAGACGAGCACCACCTTTAGTAGCCTCGGTCATATCCTTCATCAGACCAGATTCAACAGCTTCGGCTACTAGGGTTTGCAGTGTATTCAGAATAGACATATTAATTCCTTACTTGGTTGTAGGTTGTACTTACAGCATTTAAATCAGCACTTAAATCAGCAGTCTTGTTTGTCATACATACTAGAACCATACTCAGATTTTGCAGGGAAGGGAGTACTATCATAGCGCCACTCAGTATAAGCAGGCATAGTACGGCACATGTCTTTAGGTGTACTTGCCATGATTTGCTCTACCATCTTACCAGCGTACTTAGCCCACTCGGCATTGATGCAGTCCAAGTAGATAGCATCATGCACCGTATTAATCGGTAGAACGCAACCACCGAAGAAGTTGTTCTCCAACAGCCAGCGGATTACACGCCCACACGCAGCTTGTACGATGAACGAACCTTCTCCCTGAGCGAAGTAGTTAGCGAGCTGGGTATCCTTGTAGTCCAGTACCTCTTGTCCTTCACGCCACGTAGGGTACTGGCGGAAGGAGTAACAAGTACCGCCTACCGCTTGGAAATGACCACGTTTATACCCAACCCATGCTCCAGATTCGGATTGCTCATACAGAAGTACACCTGTACTTTCTACAGCATCGCGCACCACTGTCTTACTGTACAAGAAACTCTGTGGGAATAGTGCTTCCTCATTAGCAAGGAACTCTTCAGCCTCTTCCAGAGAGCAACCAGTACTGAATGAGATACCCATAGCACTAGCACCGTACTGAGCAGCGAACGCACGTGGTTTGATGTTCGTCCGAGCTTCATGTACCTCATGGTGCCGTGGGTGCGTCTTATCGTTATTGATTGCCACTAACTCTTCATAAGTAAGCCCCTGCCACTTACCAGACTTACCAGCCAAACGGTAGCAGTGCATGTCAGTACCATCTAGGAGCTTCTGCAACAAGTTCTGGTCATTACTAATAGCAGCGAGAGTTACAACCTCTAGTGCCGTGTAATCCACCTCAACTATACAGCCATCAGGGCCGAAGCGGGATGTGAACATCTGCTTCACTTTAGATGTACCGTCCCGTGGTAAATTTTGCATTATGTTCGGTATAGGTCGTTAATCTATACCCGCACCATTACGTGCAGCTCTGTATTACTACAGAAGTTCAGACTATATCACTACGCCAAGGCGTACCATGCGCTTCCACCCACTTGAGTGTACTCTCTTTCGAGATAGTCGTTGCACCTTTCAATGCTTGATGTAGGCGACCGTGGTCACTTACAGTCAGCAACACTAAATTACCAAACTCGTTATTGCGGGGATTGTAATCGCAGTGATGTACACACCAACCCCGAGGTATTTTAGTAATACCCAATTCCCGACAAACAACTAGCTGATGCTGGAACACATGCTTAGAACCCACTCTACCAGTATACCAGCCAGGTTTTAGTTCCATAAGGTAACCATTACCATCGTCTACCGCACCTATGAAATTATGGTGTTCCATACCCATCTTACCTTTCATTGGGTTAAGGTCACCTAGTTTACTATTTCTATAGGATTTGGCCTTACGTGCCTTTCTATATTCTGAACTATAGTTGTTCTTTATATAATTGAAGACACGTTTCCAAGGCACACCAAGTTGTGCGGCAATCTGCTGTTGGGTTAATTCTGTGTTCTCATACAGGTATTTAATGTCCATATGCACCTCCTACGGTGGACTGGTTGACTTGGCTCAGGATTGCCCATTAGGGTATCCCCTGAGTTCACATGGTTTTAGAACCTCCAAATATTAAAGGTTCGGGCGAGTACTGCTCAAGCGCCCTGTTACAGTACTCACACCATTTAGGCTATGGTGGATGATGGAACTATCGTCCACGAACTGAAGCATACCCTTCTGCTTCTTAACGCTACCATCCTTGTTGTACTCAGTGGTCAGGTAGTACGTTCCATTATCCTTGTCTAACTGCGCAAGAGTGCGTAGTGGTTTAGCTACCTCAGTGAACGTAGCCAGTAGGTCTAGGGAATCCTTACCTGTACTGTACACTGGAGTAATATCATCACAGAGGGTGCGTTTACCACGGAACTCCGCTCGCTTACCAAGGTACTGCTCAGATACGTGCGAGGGCAGAGCACTGAAGTCCAAGAGGCCCTTGAACTCATAGATACCCTCGCCCCACTTCAGCTTCTCAACTGTAGTATCCATACGGTGTACCTTAGGCTGGCCCTTGTTCTTACCAGCCTTGTAACGGTCGATGTTACCGAAGTTTTTAATTAGCTCCTCGATAGCACCATCAGATGTACCGTCTACCGTGGATACAGGTACGTACTTCTCCCCGAACAGATAGAAGTCATCCTTTTTGTACTTGATAGGGTCATAAGATACCCGCACTTGGTACTTAATAGGCCCGCCGAACAAGAACGCTGACATATGGTAGTCAGAGCCGAAGTTGAACTCTTCCCGCAACTCAGCAGGCATATCAGCGGGGAACAGCTCTTGAATCTTCTGACGTATAGCTTCAGCTTCGGCTAACTGTTCCTTGTGGTTCTTATCGGCGATAGCACGGTCAACGTGCAAACCGTTGAACACACAGAACGCATTGAACACCAGAGCATCCATACGTTCCCAGAACATCTGGAGCATCCCTTGCTGTTCCAGCTTAGGCCACTGACCAAAGCAAACCTTGCGGGTGTTCTCGATGTCACCCTCTGGGCCTGCAAGGTATCGAATCAGAAGGTCTTTATCAATCTGACTTGTGAGTGCACCCTGTTCCCACAGGAGCTTAACCTCATCAACCTTCTTAGTACCACCATAGCGCTGTGCAGTGTCCTCTAGGGATGGGTACGTCTCAGTCTGATGCTGTAACAGGTACTCAGCCAGTTGGGTACAGTACACACGACCACCACGCTTCAGGAAGCCTGTGAACGCATCATAGTGCCTATGCAGGAGCCACTGGATTTCAAAGGTGCTATTATGAGCTACGAGGATAGTTGCAGTTGAAATAGCTCTATCGAACCAGTCGGAGCTATCCGCCTCTGCCCTATTCGTAAAGTACTCATGCTGCACATCTCCAGCATCCAAGGCCCAGCCCGGAGCTACAATGTAGTTCTCTGGGTGAAAAGGGGAGGCGAGGTTTCCGTAGTACTCGTGGCATTCAGTTTCTAAATCGACGATGAGAAATGACATAAACTGCTCCTTAGTGCAGTACTACCAGCTTGTACTTCTTATGCAAACGCCCATCTTTATTGAAGTAGCATTTAGGTATCTCACTAAAGTCAGTAAATATGTAGGCGTCTTCACGGGTACTCCAAGAGAAACCACCTTTAGTCCCTCTGCGTTTTAGGAATGGATACCGTGCAGGTGCAAACCTACAGAAAACTGTGTACTGTAATAAGAAACGCATATTTACTCTCCATCAGCTACATGCTTGTCAATACGTTCTTCCTGTACCTTTGGAAGCCGCACTACACCCTTAGATGAAATCTGTAGACCCTTCACATGGAAGATTGCCCCAGTGACATTATCGTTAAGACTCTGAGCACGTACAGTAAGAGCATTACGCTTTTCGTCCGTCCAACCCTTGCCGAGGTCAGCACTAAAGAGCTTACCGTTGTACTCAAAGTACAGCGCACCAATCTGATTACTTCGCTTACCTTTACCAAGCGTCCAACCTACACAGCGCAAGTCCAGATGCACACCACGCACTTCCTTGGTTACATGCCAGCCCTTATGACCAGCAACCCAAGGGGCATGTAGTTGCTTCAGTACAGCACCCTCAGAACCTGTATTGATTACAGAGTCACAGAACTCCTGCCACTCGAACTCAGATGATACTAACTTGCGAGTTGGGGTGTTCTGTTGAGGTACTACCGAAGGGAACCAATGCACACGCCCAGCAAATGATGTAG